ATCTCCTGAAAAGGAGGCATCAGTAGTATTAATTTACTACTGGCACCAAACGTAAGCATCGACCCTAGGGTCTCATGGTTTCCCATGGAAATCGTCCGATTCGGAATGCTTACATGGATCATAGTCTCACGCCCGGATGCGCGGCAGCTATGCATATTGTTCGTAAGAACAAATGTTACATTTCCAAACGTATTGATCTACAATACGTGGAGGTGTAAATCCACATCGCACACAGGTATTACCATCTATGTGCGGCATCTCGGTCCTACCGAGGTGACCATCTAGTCAATCCTGATTCACCAGAAAATCCTCCGGTGGCATCAAGGGAGCTGGTTTAGATATGGCAATCCAATATCCTGCCAGCTGAACTCTCTTGGCTTCTCGACGACGTTCGTCGAGGCACCAGACGACAGCTCTGTCGTCTAGTTGGTTGAGAAGTTTCCCACCGAGATCAAAATCTCGGCTGCGGTAAGTATTCTTCTTGAAACCCAACCGTCCTACGACCGGTGGGTCAGGAATTACATCACCTGTAACTCCATCAACCATCCCAAACGTCCCATCAGAGACGGCGACAAAACCGATTAAGAGACGGAAAAACTTCGTCTCAGCACCGATTTCGGGAATCCCTTCGACAATGGTTTTGAAAGGGATTGCATCGTTGGTATCAACAGTCTTTGCAGACCATTCACTCGCTTTGCGAGTCACCCAAACCTGATTGTTGGGTAACCTCAACGACACCTTCGCTTGAGGGCGGGAAACCGGAACCACTGGAATGGGTAACGGTACTCTTGCATTCGCGTTGCGAAACGCGGCAGCTCTCGCGGCATTGCGCCGCTGGCGTCGTGAAACTGTGTTCACGGGATTATGGGCGGGACAATTCCGCGCCATAGCGTCCAACTCGTCAAAACAAGTTGGGCATCTGCTGTTATTTGAGCGGTTGTTAGTACGCGAAGACATGGCGTTGGATGGATGGTCTGGACTTTGGATCAAAGTATTCATACATCCCAGGTAAGTCCGAGAAGCGACTTATCTATTTCTAGAATTCATCCACTTAATACTCGTCTCACTCTGGGGGACTAGCCCCTTTACTCAAAGCCCCCCATGTCTTACACAACCAAACAGTCAGGCTGCGAGCAGGTTCCTACCTGCCGCCGACGAAACTTTATCAGACGGTACTTGCTCGATTGGAACCATCTTCGGTCCCAAGATCGTCGTTCCTGCGTCATCGTCCTTGTTGGCATCGATTTCTGTAACAGTAAAATCGACTCCCTGAGTGTGCTGATCCAGCAAACTAACACGTTCCGAGCATATCACAGGTTTCTCCTTCGTTCTTGCAGCAATGTCTATTGAGGCACGACTTCTCAATAATGATCTCATTTCCCTGTCACTGCTGATCATCGTCCGCGTAAACGTCTCAAGTGCTTCGGTATTATGAATAGCGACTGTATTCTGATACAGTTGCTTATTCGAAACCTTTTCCGACCACATGGGGTACCACATCCCAATTTTGGCGTTTGAAGGCACTGAGGAAGCGCAGGAAACAGTTCCCCCCAGGTACAATCCTCTGTGGGAATGAACTGCTTCAGCAAAAAGAGAGCGAGGCCAAGTCATGGTCAAAATGAAGGCCTTGCTCAAGTCGACTTTCGTACCACCATACAGTTCATCACCAGTGGCTAAATTTTTCAATTTAAGCTCAGAAATGGCATGCGTGGTGTTCAATATCACGGGTATGTACATCAAGTGTATAACAGCGTGATCGACAAAGACACGTCCTCGAACCTTATCGGAGAATTTCCCAATAAAGGATTTCGTTTCTTTGGTAGTCAACTCACACAGGAAAGCCCCTGTGTTAACGGCAGGGAAAGCTGCGCATCGTCGTAAACCCATGTTGATCTCAACGGAACCGGAAAGTGCTTCGGTTATTGCTTTTTCAAGGGAGGTCTCATCTTCTGCTGAGAATGATAAAGCTTTCATCGTTGGTACTAACGCCATCTTCCCTTTTAGTGGCGGGTCCTGAATTTCACAGCCCAAACAGCAACTGAGTCCTTGGAAAGACTTTTATCAGAAGATCCTCTGCGAAATCAGTTGTATTCGAATGACGAGTAATTTGATCGACCAAAATGGTCTCGACTTGTAGGAATTCAAAGTCGGAAATCGTCCGATTCGGAATCAAATTACAGGTGGTA